GTTTTATTTGACTGGAAAAAATCTTATATTGATGAGAGAGGTGGTGAAGATGGTTATTTTGTTAGAAAAAAAGATGTCGGAGTTATAGCTCAAGACGTTGAAAAAGTTTTACCTGAGGCTGTTGCACAAAGGCCAAATGGTGTTAAAGCTGTAAAATATGATAGATTAACTTGTCTATTAATTGAAGCAGTAAAAAAATTAAATGATAAAGTAGAAAATTTAACTAAATAGTTATTATAAATATTAATAACATGAGAAAATTAAACAAGGAAAATAAATAATGGCTGTTCCCAGTAATCCTAAATTATCAGATATTCAAGCTGAATTTGGTGGAACTAATCCTATAGAACTTACCGAGTATTATTCTGGTGGTTCATTCGTGCCTGCAGGATCTCCTGCTCCAAATGGTCCTATTCCAAGTTCAGGTCAAATTTCAGTAGGTCAATTTAGAGGAGCTGTTAATGCTGCATATGTATCTGCTACAGGTGGAACAATAACAACTGATGGTGATTACAAAATTCATACATTTACAGGCCCAGGAACTTTTACAGTTTCTTGTGCAGGTAATCCAGCAGGATCAGATACGTTAGACTATTTCGTAGTCGCTGGTGGTGGAGGTGGTGGTAGAGAACCTGGGGGATACTCAAATAAACAATATGGCGGTGGTGGTGGCGGAGGATTTAGAGCATCTTCAAGTTGTTATTCTACTCCTAACCCTTTAATAAGTCCGGTATCAGGTCTAACAGCTTCAGCAACATCATATCCAATCACAGTTGGTGCTGGAGGTGCTGGATTGACAAAAGGTAGTAATTCAGTTTTTTCTAGTATAACATCAACAGGTGGTGGTGGTGGAGGACCAGGAAGTTCTCCCGGAAATCCAGGAGGATCTGGAAGTGGTGGTGGTGGTAATGATAGCCCCAAACCGGGTGGAGCAGGTAATAGTCCTCCAGTAAGTCCACCTCAAGGTCAACCTGGTGGAATTGGTAATGGATCAGGTGGGGTATCAAATAACGGCGGCGGTGGCGGTGGTGGTGCCGGAGGTGCTGGTGGTAATGCTAACTTAAATACGCTAGGTGGTCCTGGTGGAGCTGGTTCTTATATACCAAACACATTTTTAGGTCCTGCTGCTCCAAGTAGAGGAGAAGGTGGACCGGTAGGATCAACAAGATATTTTGCAGGTGGTGCCGGTGGAGGTAATCATACACTATATGGACCTCAAGCAGTTAGACCAGGAGGTGTTGGTGGCGGTGGAGATGGTGGCCCAAGCGGAAACCCAGGAAGCACCAATATGGGTGGTGGCGGTGGTGGTTCCCAAAAACCAGGAGGATCTGGAATAGTAGTAATAAGATATAAATTTCAGTAAGGATTAAATATGGCACATTATGCAAAAATATCAGAAGAAAACCAAGTGTTACAAGTATTAGCATTAGATGATAAAGATAACACTAATGATGATAACATTGAAGTTGAGTCTTTAGGTCAACAATATTTAGAAACAAATAATAATTGGCCTGCTCATTTATGGATCAAAACTTCTTATAATACATTTGAAAATACTCATAGATCAGGAGGAACACCTTTTAGAGGAAACTACGCTACGATAGGTGGTGAGTGGGATAATACAAATCAAATTTTTTGGCCTATAAAACCTTTTACATCTTGGGTAAAAGATATTCCAAATGCTAAATGGAAGGCTCCTATTGACGCTCCTGCATTAACCGCAGAACAACAAGCAGCTAATGATGCTGAAACTGCTGCATGGGTATATGTATGGAATGAAGATGATTATCAGGAAGATAACACAACGGGTTGGGACTTGACAGATATTTCAATATAAATTATAAATATAAATTATGAAAGGTGGTGATATGCAGAAGAAAGTATTAACAGAGCAAGCATTATATTATGGTGATGTTTCAATGCCTAAAGGTTTTGAAATTAATCACGAGCAACTAAAATCAGAAATATTAGAATCACTTATTAAAAACGAAAAAACTATATTTAATAAAAGTTTAGATTCATTAAATACCTACATAAAAGATTTTTTTAATGTTAAACATAAACAATCTTTAGTAAATAAAGAGGCCTGGGGAAATGTTTATACAGCTAAAAAAACTACAGAACCTTTAAAAGAAATTGATCCAGTAGATTTAAAAAACTCTGCAGACTTTGTATTGCTATATGGAGTACAAGTGAAAGACTGTTTTATTAAAATCTATTATGATGATAATAGACGTAAAGGAAGAAGTTGGGACATAGAACTTAAAAATAATATGTTCATAATGTTTCCTACAAATAACATGTATATTATTTCTAATAAGCATAAGGACAATTCATTAAATTTTATTCAGACAATAACTTACGAGTATATTTAATATACAATGAATATATCTAATTATTATTGGTATTTTACTTCTGTAATTCCTCCTAAATTATGTGATGATATTATTAAATATGGTCTTTCTAAATCAGAATCCATGGCAAGAACAGGGGGTTATGGTGAGGAAGAATTAACTAAAGATCAAGTTAGAGATATGAAAAGAAAAAGAAACTCTGATTTAGTTTGGTTAAATGATATTTGGATTTATAAAGAACTTTACCCTTATATACACGAAGCAAATAAAAATGCTGGTTGGAATTTTCAATGGGAGGGATCAGAGGCAATTCAATTTACCAAATATAAACTTAATCAATATTACGACTGGCATTGTGATTCTTGGGATAAACCCTATACCAGAAAACAAAATGCTGATGGTACTTGGCCACTAGATCATGGTAAAATTAGAAAATTGTCTATGACCTGTCAGTTAACCGATGGTTCAGAATATAAAGGTGGTGAATTAGAATTTGATTTTAGAGATTACGAACCTCACATGAGAGAAGAAGCTAAACATTTAAAACGAGCAAAAGAAATATTACCCAAAGGGTCTATAATTGTTTTTCCATCATTTGTATGGCATAGAGTTAAACCTGTAACAGAAGGAACTAGATATTCATTAGTCATGTGGAACTTAGGATATCCTTACAGATAAATGTTTATACATAAAGATAAAATAAATAAAAAAATATGTGAAGATTTAATAAATGTATTTGAAAAAAGTAAAGACACTATAAAGGAGATGTCGCATGAAGTAAATATGACATCTTTATTTTTAGATAAAAATGATACTTGTGTGCGAGAATATTTTTACCATCTAAACTTAATAAAAAATAAGTATATAAAAAAATACATTTATTTAAATTTAGGACAAGAACCTTGGAACGTATGTAAAGATGTTAAGATTCAAAAGTACGAACCAGGTGAAGCTTATTTTGGTTGGCATGCAGAATCAACTGGGTTTAAAAATAACAATGATAGAATATTAGTATATAGCACTTTTTTAAACAATGTAAAATATGCAGGAGAAACAGAATTTTTTTATCAAAAAGAAAAAATAAAACCAAGACAAGGAACTACAATTTTATTTCCTGCTTTTTGGACTCATGCACACAGAGGAAAATTTTCAACAGAAACTAAATATATAATAACAGGTTGGTATACTTATGAATAATATAAAACTAGTTGAACATTTTAAAACACCTATATGGGTAGAATACAAACCAGAGTTTGTAAAATCTTTAAACAAAGCTTCTAACAAATATATCAAAGAAGCAAGAGATAGAAACAAAACACATATAAAAAAATATGGTGACTTTGGATTATCACATCATTCAACACCATTAACATTAGATAATAATTTTTTAGATTTTAGAAATTATGTTGGTCAAAAGTCTTGGGAGTTTTTAGATTGGCAAGGTTTTGATATGCAGCAATATCAAACTTTTTTCACTGAGATGTGGGTACAAGAGTTTGCTAAAAAAGGTGGACATCATTCAGCTCATGTACATTGGAATCAACATGTATCAGGTTTTTATTTTTTAAAGTGTAGCGATAAAACATCATATCCAATATTTCATGAGCCGCGTACTGCAGCTAGAGCTACAAAATTAAAACAAAAAGAAAACGCAGTTTATACACATGATTTAATTAAATTTGATATAAAGCCAGGAACACTTATTATTTTTCCTGGTTATTTAGAACATGAATTTGCTGTTGATTATGGTATTGATCCATTTAGATTTATACATTGGAATATTCAAGCAGTGGAAAAAGGATTAGCGAAAGATGTATAATATGTTTCTTATAGAAGATAAAAATTTTTTAAATAAAAATCAAATAAAACATATTAATGAAAATATATTAGATGTGCATATACCTTGGTTTTTTCAAAAAAATACTGTTAAATCTAAAAAACAAAAACCATATTTAAGTCATACTGTTTTAAGAAGACCTGAAGAAAGAAAAGAAGGAGAAGAATTTAATTCAATAGAAGCTAATTTTTGTATTGATGTTTTAAATGTTTTTTGTAAAAAAAATAATATTAAACACAAAGAATTATTAAGAATAGTTTTTAATTTATCTTATAATAATGGATTTGAAAAATGTGATGTTCATAGAGACCATGACTATGACCATAAACAATTAATAGTTTACCTAAATGATTGTGATAAACAATCACACACTGTAATAAAAAATGGTAAAAGGGAAATAAAAATAAAACCCGAAAGATTTAAAGGCGTTTGTTTTGAGAATAAACCACACTATCATTATTTTCCAAAAGAAGGTACAAGAGTTATATTGATAATAACATTTAAATAAAACATGTTTAAAAAGAAAAAGTATACAGTTATCCGTCAAGCAATATCAAAAGAACTAGCGATTTTTATTGCAAACTATTTTAGTATGCAGAAACAAGTTTATGATACTTGCAGACAAGCTAGATATATTTCACCATTTGAAAACATCATAGGTCACTATGAAGGCAGAGATGAACAAATACCAGAAACCTATAGTCAGTATTCTAATATTGCTATGGAAACATTAATGCTTAAATGCCAACCTAAAATGGAAGAAGTAACAGGACTTAAATTATATCCTGCTTACACATATGCTAGAATATATAAAAAAGGTGACGAATTAAAAAGACACAAAGATAGATTCAGTTGTGAGATATCAACTACTATGAATCTAGGTGGTGATGATTGGCCGATCTATTTAGAGCCATCTGGAAAAGAAGGTATGAAAGGTGTTAAAGTAGATTTAAAACCAGGAGATATGTTAGTCTATTCTGGTTGTGAATTAGAGCATTGGAGAAATAAGTTTAAAGGTAAGGAATGCGTACAAGTTTTCTTACACTATAATAATCGTAAAACACCAGGAGCTAAAGACAACATGTTTGATAAACGCCCTCATTTAGGACTACCCTCTTGGTTTAAAGGGTAGTATATTATAATGGAGACAGAACACCACCACATACTTTCTGTCTCCTTTAAAATATTATGAAAAAATTTATAGAGCTTTTATCTGAGCCTATTTTAGCTACTCCCGAACAACAACAAAAAGAAATTTGGGACGTAGAAGGTAGACTAAAGAATGGAAACCAACCCTTTAAGTTTGATATAAGACCATTAAAACAAGCTGGTAATAAAGTAGAAAAAATAGGTTACTTTAAATCAAAATCCGATAAGATGGTTTTTGAAACAATTAATCAGTGGGTTATATTTGATACTGAAGATTTAAATGAATATGTTAAATCAACAGATAAAAGAGATTTTAACATAGATGAATTACTAGATAATTTGACTTGGAATTTAATACTTGATAAAGAGGAAAAACTATAATATCATTTAATAGTGATTTTGAGTAAATAATTAATTAAAATCATTATAAATATAAACAACAAGGAGTGAAAATGAGTGAAGAAAAAATTATAACAATTGATGGTAAAGAGTATAAAGAGTCTGAATTAACACTTAGATGTCGTAATATAATTTTTAGTAGAACTGAAATACAACAATCTAAAGTAAGACACGAAATGGAAATTGAAAAAATTGATGTTTTAACTAATTACTACAATATAGAAATTAAAAAAGAATTAGAAAATATTAAAAAATAATGGCTGCTGTTGCTAATTTAAAAATAGACCAAGGGACTACATTTAGTTCAGATGTTACTGTTACTGATAATGATGGTAGTGTTTTTGATTTAACAGGTTATACAGCCGAAGCTAAAATGGCATTGGGCTATTCATCTACAAGAACACGAGTTGCAATGACCACAACAATTGCTTCACCTACATTGGGAGTTATCTCATTATCACTAACGGCAGATCAGACGAGTGCTTTAGATGCGCCTGCTAGATATGTGTATGATATTGAAATCACAAGAACATCTGATAGTACAATTACACGTGTTATAGAGGGTATCATCACAATTCACCCTCAAGTTTCTATTTAAATTATCTGTTTTTTGAATATATTATTGTTATAAATATATTATATTAAGTTATATACCAAAAAAAGAGAGAGAGTTTTAATGGCTAATATAAAGGCAAAAATCAATTCAAATACTTCTTCAGGACCCCAACAGGTTGCTGTTCAGGTACCTAGCTCAGGTTCTCTAACTTTTAAAGGTTTAAATGACGTGAATGTCACCACTCTTGCAGATGGTGCTTTAATTCAATATGATTCTGCTACGGACAAATTTACAACAAGAAACGAATTAGAAACAACCACAGGAACGTTAAGGTTCAACGGTGGTCAGTTTTAGGAGAATTAAATGGCAACAGTAATACAGATAAAACGATCCTCTGGAACAGCCAAACCGTCGG